TCCATTCGACAGGGCTGTTGAAGTCGTAAATCTTAGTACGAATCGAGCACTTCATAGTCTCAGTACCTGAAGCAGTTACAGCATTGTTCTCGATGCGATACATAAAGTGCTGCGCCGCGGCACCAATAGGGTTCACATCGCCCGACACGCCATAGTAGAGTTCCTCAACTAGCGACTCATTCACACGAGGAACAGTGACGAAATAGGCAGCACGGGTTATGCTTTCCCATTCGCTCCAAGTATCAAGGTCAAAGTTATAAACAAACATTGAACCGTTGTGCCAGACAAGCACACGGCGACCAACAATGCTGATTGCGTGCTGCATGCGCTGATTAAATTCAGTGTATGCTTCGAACTTTACTCGCTGAGCATTGAGAGGGTAGTACAGCCAGTTCTGGTAGCGGTATAGAATACCGCCAGACAGAACGAAGTGTGCGTTCTCGAAGCGCACAACTGAGCGCTTACTCTCGGCTCCAATGCCTTGCTGCATCGCCTGCATCTGTCCGCCAGCTGGGTCATCACCGAAAGAGTAACGATAAGTTGAGTGGTTGCGGAAAATAACTAGGTCGTTATAGCCCTGCTCCATCGCAGTAATCCATTGACCGTCACCAGCACCGATGTCTACATAGAGGAAGTTGCCGGTTTCATCAGTCCAGTCCCAAACTGAGGTGAGCTCGCCTGATGGACCAAAGGTTGTAATGTCAGACCAGAATACAGTGTTCGCAGTTGAGGTACCTTCGACGCCATAGCCAAAGAAGCGGTTTTGGATTACTTCAATGCCGCCAAGGTAAGGCATGTTAGTGACTGTGAATGTTGCTCCATCCCAGTATCCACCATGCTCGGTAGTTGAACATAGGACTACACGGTCCATGTACTGAGTGCTATCACTAGCTTTATGCGCCCAGATTTCAGCCCACGTCTTAGTGCTGATGTTGAACAACCAAGTCTTACTGACCGTGGTTGCAACTAGATAGCGAGTGCCGTTCTGCTTAACGTAGGTGCCGATGATGTCAAATGCTTCACCCGAAACTGGCGATACTACTTCAGCCTCACCATTGAACTCAGTCCAGATAGCAGGACGCGACATGAGCGCGCCATTGTGAGTGAACTCAAGATTGATAATGCTCGCCAACTCTGCGTCATCGATTGATGACTGGTCCCAGTAGTTATTTAGGCCACGGGTGAAGCGCTGGAGAGAAGTTGACCGCTGGCGAACTTCAATAGACATTAGTAGTCCTCTGCGTCTGGGGTGATGGTGAAGTAGAGGTCAGTCTGGTTCATGTTGTCTTTGTAGGCGAGACGGTTTAGTCCATCACGGAACTGCGACAATTTATAGGTTGCGGCTGCAAAGTTTTCGTCCATCTCCATCGCCTGAGCGAGAACGTAGTTGACTAATTCATTGAAATAGCGGTCAGGTACGGTGAGAGTATCGGTCATCAAGGCCAATGGAACTGGATTCTTCAGATACTCAATCTTCAGGCCGTTAGGAATGTCCTTGGCTGGCTTTGGGTAGATAGTGATAACGCCAGCGCGTTCATACCAGACAGCAGCAGTGTCAGTTGAGCGGGCGAAGTTTGGGTCACGCGACAGAGCGAACTCGCGAGCCTGCTGAATCGAGACTGCCTGAATTGGCATGCCGTCAATGTAGACAGCCTCGATTGCGAGAACCTTGTCATCAGGATATGGATAGTCATGCTGACCCGTGATGATGTCGGTGTATTTAGTGTCGCGAAGCAGGAAGTTCGAGTTTACGATTTCACGCTGAGCATCATTAATCCAGCGGAGAATTGCCTCGTCAGAAACCTGCGCACCTGAAAGGTCGCCGAACTGGCTCTTTACGCGGATGGATACGTCCACACCCTTGAAGGTGAAGGTTTCTAGAGGCATTGCTACTTCCTGAGGGTCTTGCCGCCGTGGCGGTATTCGTGCTTACCGGACTTCAACATGCTGCGAAGAAGGTCCTTTTTCTCTTCTTCCCAGTCCGCCTCTGCTTTGGCCTTAGTTACCTTTTCAGCCATCTCTAACAATTCTAGCCTATTCGCGGTCGAACCGCTCTTTGCTAGGTCACCTTCGATGATTCGCGCCAAAAGTCGGTGGTCAATTTCTGACTCTGCTGCATTGAATACAACGTATGGGGTCATCAGTGGTGGCTCACAAACCACCGCGAATGGCTTCTCTGGCTGGTAGTTCGGGTGTGTTCCCTCAAGAAGCATGAGGCGCAACTGTGGGTCATAGTCGCGAATTACTTGTGCGATACGTCGCTGGTGGTCAGTATGTAGTCCATCAATGCGATTGAACATGATGTATTCAGCCATTTTTTATCTCCTGAAATAAGCCAATGGGGAGTGCGGCGAGACGGACCACACTCCCCATTGGGGTTTATTGCTTCTTACAGCTCGGCGATGCCAGTCAGCTTCGCGTGAGCGTTGCGGCGGTAGGTACCGATTTCCGAGTACTGGAAGATGCGAGCTTCGTAAGCATCGGTGTCTGCGACACGACGCCACATCGAACCATCGCGGTCCATCCAAGCCCAGTCGCGCTTGCGGTTGATAACCAACTCGCTCGACGACAGTGCGTAGAGGGTGCCCTTAGGAGCAGCATAGTCCGAAACGAACTTAATCTGCTTGCCCATTGCGTCGAACGAGAACGAACGCTGACCACCCTGCAGACCAGCACCGTCAGTGTAGCGACGGAGCGAAGTCAGCAGCGACCAGTAAGCGTTGAATACGCCCGGCGATGCGAGGAATACGTCAACGTCGCCACCCTTCTTGTCAACACTCTGAACGAGGTTGATGAGCTGAAGCTCGGTGAGGGTGCCCGGGTTGCCGCCCGACGAGATGTCCTTCACGGTCGACTTCCACTGACCGAAGGCAGTTGGGTCAATACCGTGCAGCGAACCGGTGTCCGAAACGATGCCAGCAAGACCAGTCAGTTCCTTGCCGAACGAGTTTGCACCGTTCGAAGCACGGACGATGATGTCGCCAGCGGTTGCGGCTACCGAAGCCGAGAAGGTTACTGCGCCAGTAGCCTCGTTTACTGCGGTTACGGTCAGGTGACCGCCCGAGTTTACGAGAGTTGGGACGCCATCTGCGAGGTCCGAACCAAGGAGCAGGTCAACAGTCATACCCTCTTCAACAAAGTGCACGTCATCGAAAACGATGGTGGTGCCAGTTGCAGTGGTCTTTACAGCAGCAATCTTGCCGGTTGCGTCGCCGTAAATCTGACGGTTGAGGTCCCAAGCGAGGTCGCGCTTGAGGCCCTTGATTTCGTTGTCAACAACGTTGATGAAGGCGTTGTAGTTGTCTGCAGCCTGCTCAAAAAGCTGACCGTCAACCTCGATAGCACCGTAAAGGTTCTTGAGGTATAGGTGAGCCTGCTTGTACTTCTGAGCGCCAGCGACAGGCAGCTTCTCGCGAACGCCGCGAGCACCAATGCCGTGGTTACGACCCATGTGGGTGTCGAAGATTACCTCTCGACCGTTCTGGGTGATGTGAGCCGACGATGCCTCGATGAAGTCGAGCGCCGGGGTCTTGTTTCGGAGCTGCTCGTGAAGGTCACCGTAGACCAACTTGAGAGCTTCCGAAGCAAAAGTCAAGATTCCCTGACCTGCCATGTTTATTCTCCTAAGAATAAAAGGAAGTGTTTAGTTTGCCCTACGACCCTGACCGCATCATTACGGCTGTATCCCAGACTAATGCTTATGGTAGCACAAAATTAAGCGTTGTTTGCCTTCTGATAGTCAGCAAATAGCTGTGCTAGCATCTCGCGCTTACCCTTATCGCTAGTTGGAATGTTCATCTGCGGAGTTGGAACACCAGCACCACCGGCTGAACTTACAACAGTTGGGGCGGGGGCGGATGCCACAGCAGGAGCGCCTACTGGATTGAATCCGCCAATCATTTGCGAAAGCTGCTGAGCAGCATCTGAAACTGAAAGACTACGACCTGAGTTTTCCGAAGCCATCATCAGGTTATAAATTGCCTGCTCGTGTGCGTCGGTCAGGCTGTACTTACCCTTGAGGGTAGCCATCTCAGACTCAATCGAAGCAAGTTCCTTAGCGGTTTCAGCCTCAAGAATCTGCTGGTTCTGGAAGTTGGAAAGCTCCTCAGTCTGAGCGCGGAGCGATTCCATTTCCTTCTTCAGGGCTGAAGGGATTTCGCTGTCGTCAAACTCGTCGTCAACCATGTCAGCTGCGGCCTGCTCAGCCTCTGCCTCAAGCATGCCCTGCGAAGTGAGGTAATCCTTCAGAGCATTGAATACCTGAACAGGGTTGTCATCCATGCTACGAGCGAGGCTGAGTCCTGCATCGATGAGCGATGAGTCAATGCCCTGCTCAGCATACTGCTTGAACGGAGTGAACTTCTCTAGCTGCTGCTGGAAGAACTTGTCCTGCTCCTGAAGGTAAGGGGTTACCTTTGAGTGCCAAGCTTCTGGAATCTCCGAAAGGAGCTTCTCATAAGCGGGATGTACCTTTTCAGGTTCTGCTGGCGTGTTATCTACTTCAGGGATGTCAATGCCCTGCGTCTCGTTCGTCTCCAAGATTATCCTTGCTGTAGTTGTTCACTTGTCTGACCAGTTTGGTCTGGAGTTCCCTGAGGAGCTCCCTGTGCAATACTAGCCTGTTGTGGGCCAGCTTGCATAGCCATCTGCTGCATCTGCTGCTGCTCTAGAGCGGCCTTGTGCATCGAGATGTGCTTTTCGAACTCTGCCTTGATTTCGTCCGGCAGAAGGTCGAAAGCCTGTGACTTGCGGAAACGGTTGTGGATTTCAACGTGTACCGCGTGGTTGTCATAGTCGTGTACCTGAACAACAGGAGGGACTGCGAGTCCAACTGGCTGACCGTTTGCGTCAACCTGTCCCGGAACAACCTTGTCAGGCTGACCCATTGCTGCACCCTGCTCCCACTGCATCTGGAACTGCTGAATCTGCATTGGGTCAAGGCGCTTCATCATCAAGTTCTCACGCTGAGCTTGGTTCTCATCCAGCTTGATTGCGTTATAGAACTTGTTGAGCATGCCCATGTCGAGCACCTCGAGGCCGTCCTTAGGCTGAATGAAGCCCATCTTCATCCAGTCAGTGATGAGTGCCTGACGTGCCGACTTACTGGTAGGCAGGGCTGAGCCAGACTCAATACGGATGTCAGTGCCCGATGCGATGTCTGCACCGGCAAGAACCATTGCGTCAAACGAGCCATCGTCGCCAACGGTTTTGATGAGGCGCGGCTGGTCTACATACTGAACGAACAGCGATAGAGCCTGTTTAGCTGACTTCTCAATACCCGCCTCGATTGATGAGAACACAGTGGTTAGGTAGGCATCGTCGCGCTCCTGCAGATAGTTGATTGCAGTTGCTGCGGTAAGGCCGCCAGCCTCGCCACGAGAAACTTGGTGCTGACCTGAGATGTCCTCGAAGTCGCTCTGGAGTTGCTGAACTTCATTGATGACATAGTTAGGCAGCGGAGTCAGAGGGACTGGGGTAGGCATCGAGAAGCCCGGACGAACTGGAATCCAAACGCCAGCACGCGATGTTACCTTACGTGGGTCAACTGAGCCTTCTTGGTACATCATCTGAGGCTTAGCCATCATATTCTTTGCGTGGATAATCTGCGAGCGCAGACGGTTGTATTCACGCTGAATTGGAATCAGGCTCTTGATGGTTCCACGGCGGTAGAACTTGCCGGTCGGGATGCTGTAAAGGTGAGCAAATGGGTACTGGTCGTGGTTGTAAGGGATGCCGTTCTCAGCGAGCTGGACAATCTCTTGGTCAACAATCGTAACCAGACCACCATTAGGAAGCCACTTGCAGCCGCCCGGCTTTGCCCACATCTCAATTACGAGAACTGAGTCTGGCTTTGCAATGTCAACACCGCGTAGGTCCATGAGGGCTGCGTCAAGAATCTCTGATGAAGAAACGCGAGCAGGGGTGAAATTGTCAGGCAGTACGTTTTTGAATGTCTGCTTGACCCAATTTTCACTCTTCGTGTAAACGTTGAAAACATAAGGCTGGGCCTCGATGTCCTGCTCGCTAAGGTCTGGGACGTAAAGGTGGAATGGCGAGACGACTTCGAAGTCCACGTCACCCATTGAGGTGACCTGCTTACTTACAGTGCGCTGACCAGTGAAAGGGTCCTGCTGAGCAACTGGCTCAACGATACGCTTTGCACCATTCCAGAAAGTTTTGATGAAGGCGTTTCCGGTAGTTGCACGCCAGAACTCACCCTTCTGTAGCACACGGCTCTGGAAATTCTCGCGGTTGTAGATTGATTCCCAAAGTGCTTCGGCGGCCTGTGCAGCCATTAGGTCATCTTCGTCATTTGACGCAGGGACAACCGAAGCACTTGGGTGACCTGAGGTGGTCTTAGCAATCTCGGTGCGGATGATTGGCTCAATGCGGTTCACCGTGACGCGAGGAAGGTTCTGAGGATTTGGCTCTTCTGATAGAACTTGGTTCTTGCCGATGTTCTTCCATGAGTGGTACTGGTAGCCGTTGTAGAACGAAAGCTGGAGATACCACTCCTGCTCCTCGACCTTGCGGGCTGACTTGCACTTCTCATATTCGGCGCGAACCCATGCGACGAGATTCTTCGCTTGGTCCTGCTTCTTGAATTTATTGAGCAGGCTGTCATCCTTCATTTCACCCATAGGGGTCTTTGAAGGGTCAAGCGGCTGAATGTCGTTATTCGCCATTAGTGTCTAGTTCCTCTGCAATTTTGCTCCAAAGAGCGTCCTGCGCAGCCTGCTCCTGCTCCAGCAATTCAATATCATCACCTGATAGATAAGGTCCATTGTATCGCATCTCAGGTTCAACAGTCACAGTTGCGAGCTGTTGAAACGCCATAGGGTCTTTAGTGGCTAGCAGATTTGCGAGGTGCTTTACCGTGGCTTGCTGCTGATTTGAAATGGTCTGCAGCGGCTTCAGTGCCGTTGACATCGCCTTGAACAGGTGCACTGCCGCTGTCGTCACCGCTGCCAGAAACAGCAAGCACAAAATCAGCAACGCTACTACGAACTCCATTGATTAGCTCCTCGATGTGGTTTGGGATAAGTTCTAGTGAGTGCTCAGCCGCACCCAGTGCTAGGGTCAAGTGAGCAATTTCTAGCTTCAGCTCAGTTGGCTCAACCCAGCCAATGTTGGTTGCAAGGTCAGAGATGCAGCGACGGCAGAGTAGTCCGGAACCGTCGAGCACCTCGACCTGAATATCGTAAAGGTCGCGGAAATCTCCGCATTTAGCACACTTACCCGGGAATGGGGCGCCGCCCTCAGGGTAGTGGAAAAGGTGTACAGCCATTAGCCTTCCAGTTCTCTAATTGAACTAATGCCACGCCATGACTCTCCCCACTCCGACGTATCGTCGTAGTCTTTGAAATCATGCACGACCGAGCCATAGGTGCTCTGCATCGCGTTGTGGAACTCGTCTCGTTTTATGTTGGCTTCAGCACGGTCTGGCGTCAAGTCAGGCATGAACGTCATAGCGTACTTAAGTGCATCATAGCAGTGATTATCTTTATCGCGAATATCTTCGAGCTTGTTCTTCTGCTCGGCAATCTTTGGTGATGCGTGCTTCTTCCATTTTAGTTTTGGAAGTTCAGCAATCAAGTTCGGGCAATCATCTGTAATCATCAGATACGGCTTGCCAGTCTTCGGATTGATTTTGGTGTACTGCTGAATCTTTTCAAGACCTACACGGCGGTCAGAAGGGATAGCGTCCACGGCGATGTAGATTCCGTGGCGCGCATACTCCTGCAGAATTGACGTGCCGGTATGTTCTTTAGTCTGCTTAATTGCTGGGTCGCCAGTGGTGAGGAATAGTTCTGCACCTGATTGTTGCAGAATCTCATTCGACCATTGATTTACTACATGGGCGTGCTCTGCAACGTTGAGCTTTGCTTTGTACCATTCTTTGAAGACGACAATAGTTCCATCTTCATCAACTGCCAGCCAGAGCCAGACGGTTGGGTTGGTGTATCCCGAATCCATTGTTCGAATAATTCGATGTCTCGAACTGGGTCGGAACTGTCCTTTAGGTATGCAGTGTGTAATGGGTGAAAATTCTGGAAAGACTGAACCACCAAGATGGATGTATTGTCCGTTCTTTCGGATGAGGCGCTCCTCTTCCGATAGCGACTCCATGTAGCGTTCAATGGCTGCTTTAGAGAGCGAAGGGTTATCCTCCATACTCGCTTCAACAATGCCAATGTCCTTAGTTCCTTCTTTTGCTGGCAGATAAACGTCTTCGTAAATCCACTCCATACCCTCGACCGGGGTCTGTGACATCCACCAGTCGCCGTCTGTATCTACCAAACGCGCTAGACACTCTTGCCAGATGGTCTTTGGGCACTCCTCGTCGAAGTGGATGAAGTGGCGGGATGAACCAGCGAACTTGTCAAGGTCTTGGTCTTGCGACATAAACTCAACGAATGAACCATTATTCAGCGTGAGCAAGTGTCGCTCTCGTGAGTATGACTCTTCCCAGCTGCCATTGATTAGATAGCGTTTAGGAAGCCACTGTTTCCACAATGGCAAGATAATCTTGTCCACACCATTTAGGAAGTCCACAGCTACCACACGGCCTCGAATTGGGCCATCTGGCAAGGTGCGGAACGGATGAGTTTTAGTGACCCACCAGATACCTTCGATGGTTGAGCCTAGCGACTTGCCAGAACGGTTACCACCAATGTAAAGGCGAGCCTTGTTCTGCATCTTATGAAACGCCTCTTGTTTATCGGAGGGTTTATAGTCATAAAGATTCGGGGCATAGGACGCAGACTGAATGTCCTCACCCAGCCTGAGCAGAACATCTGCTAGGTCAAACTTGTCTTTAGCCATGAATTAGTCGCACAAGCTCCGCGAGAGTAATGCGAACCAGAGTGCTGTCAGTGAGACGTAGGCTGCTACGAAGATAAATGATGTCAGCGAGATTAGCGTAAGCCCACCATTCGCCAGCACGAGGATAACCAACGCCAGCACGCTGAGTAACAAGGAAGCCGAACTTACCACTAGCGTTGTCGCGCTCAAGCGTAGCCTCATCAAACCATTTCTGAACTTGCCCAAAAGATGCCTCCTTGGCAGCTTTGCCGCCCTTGACCTCGAATACGATAAGGCCGTGGTTTTCTTCGCGAAGCCATACGTCGCCTTCATCATCTGAGCCCTTTAGGACATTTCGATGGGCAGCGAGTTCGCTATAGCCTGCAGATAGCAGGTAGTTTCGCACTGCAGTCTCTGCGCGCGTTCCGATGTTTTTGCTTTTGCTCAAGGCCGTCTCCTCTTACCTATGCGCTACAATGTTAGCATGGCTATTATCCCAACCGCAGATGAAGTGAATACCTTTCACCTCAACAGCGATAAGGACGCTAGCACACAAGCATTGCACCACACACTCGGCCTTGGGGCAAATCAGGCGAGTCCGGGAAACCACTCACACAATGGCAAAGACTCTGCCCGTATCAAGTTCAGCGACATTGAAGGTGGCTGGATGAATATCGATGGCGGATTGCCTAACACGGTTTATACCCCTATCCCTCACCTTGATGGAGGCGGAATCTAATGGCAGTTATCATCCAACTTCGCCGCGGAACTGCGGCTGCTTGGACGTCTGCCAATCCTGTTTTGGCGCAGGGTGAACTTGGCTTTGAAACAGATACCCTAAAGGTAAA